ACCGGATGGAGAATTAGCTGCGTCCATGCGTTATTTATCACAGAGGTACACCATGCCGTACAAAGAAGTGACAGGAATTTTAACCGATATTGGCACAGAGGAATCAGCACATACAAGATGGAAGTAAAAAAGATCAGCGAGAAATACGTGGAAAAACGTCTATGGAAAAAGAAGAATGCCGTTGGCCACGGGCGTTTTTCTCTGTTTTTGTAAAATCTATTCTTTCAATCATATTCTTCAAAGCTGTATTTTTATCTGCAGCATCAAAAGTATCCCATGCATTTAGAAGCTCCTGACATTTAGGGACAAATGTGGAGCGGTTCTTTTTCGACAAATCGAGACGCACGATATCAGCATTCACAGATTCAATTTTCTTATCAAAATCTTTTATTTTATCTTCCAGAGCAGTAGAACGCTCAAAGAAAATCTCTTTTGTATAAATCCCCTGCTCTAATAAATCGAATAAGGATCCTCGCTGCTTTAGAGTTGTCTCCTTTTCTTTTTCCAAATTCACAAGAATGGACCGGAGAGATTCTTGCTCGGAATCATCTGTACTTTCAAAATTGTTTACCTTGTAGTCAGCTATGTAGTTGCGGATCCATTCCAGGACAGCGTTTTCGAGTTCTTCAAGTTCAATAGCTACAGTGGCGCATCCGGCATATTGGCAAATAAGATAATCACGAGGCTGTTTGGCGGACATTTTTTTTCTCACCATGACACGCCCGCAACAAGAACACCGGACAATTCCGGCGAACGGGTTCTGAATTCTACAGCTACGTTTTACCGGAGCGGTCATGGAAGAGTTTACAGAGTTCGCCCGGTTATAGAGATCTTCCGAGATGCATCCAGGATGTTTTCCTTTTACTAAAATATAATCATCTGCCTTCGGACGGCTGGTTGCGATTTTTCCATTTACAATTGCTTTTTGTGATTTTCGATAATTCCAACGTAACATTCCTATATTTACAGGGTTTGAAATGATTGTTTTTACAGTAGCCGGATTAAAAGGCTTTCCACTACGAGAAACGATTCCCATGCCGGTTAATGCAGAACAGGTCTTCTGGAATCCGTATTTTTTATTCCCCATAAAATCATACATCAGTTTCAAAACCGGATTTTCTTTTTCGTCTGGTACGAGCGTAAAATGCTTGCAATCATCCGCTTTTACACGCCTCCAACCGTATGGAGCGATGTTGCCGACATAATATCCGTCTTTTACAGATCGAATACGCCCAGCCTGCATCCTACGTTTAATAGTGGCATATTCACGCCGGGACATAAAAAGAGAGAACTCGAAGTATTCATTGTCGTTCTCAATCGCTGGATTATAAGTCTTTCCTGGAGTAACGATCAGAGTGTTGGAGTAGAAGAAAGCTCTCTGAACACGTCCTTGATCAATAGTGTCACCTCTGGCAAGACGTTCCACTTCCATAACAAGGACACCTTCCCAGATACCGGATTCAACTTCGGATAAAAGGCGGACCATTTCCGGTCTAGCATCGATGCTATCTCCGGATACGACTTCTCTGTAAATAGCTCCGATCGGAAGGCTTCTGGCACGTGCAAGTTCAAGAAGAGTTTCCTCGTGACGTTTCAAAACATCAATTCCGAGTGCTTCAAGGTCGGAATCTTTTCTGGATTTTCTTAAATAAATTACATACATAATGTATCAGCTCCTTTGTATTTTATGAAAAAAAGGGTACAAAAATAACAGCCTGAGAACTTTTGTTCTCTTGCGTGGCTGCTCCGGAGATGATACAATATTATTTGGAAATTGGGTATCTCTTCGGAGTACTTAATAGAGAAACATATTGGCGTATGTTTCATCGCTCGACCGTTCCTGTTGGCGCAGGAGCGGTTTTAATTTTTACGGATTACAATGTCCGCAAGGTGAATATCCTTGAGCTATCAGATCATCTCGTGTTCCTTCGTAAGCCCAGTAATTCTCTTGCTTGATTTTGTTGACATCTCTGCAAGAAGGAATATGAAATTTACCGGTACTTGTATTAACGACATAAGAAGAAGTTTGCGGTTGCTGTGCTACTGGTTGGTCATTTACAATTTGTTCTTGTTCTGATTGCTGCGCGGCAGCTTCTTCAGCCTGCTTTTGAGCTTCGGCGGCAGCAATAGCGGCTTTGTCTTCAATGCTGATGGTCAAAGAATTGCTTTTAACATTACCGCAGGAAACGGAAAGATCATAAGTGCCGGCTGAATCGGCAGAGAAAGTAAGTTTTCCATCTTGGTTTTTAAATACACCACCAGAACTTTCGCAGCTTAATTTATCGATGTTTCCGTCTGCTGGATTAACTGCCATATCAATAGGGATTTCTGTATTGATATCATAAACAGTGGATGTATCAGCAGAAAGAGTAATTGATTCAACTGTAGTAACTTTTTTGGACGCAGTATTTTTCTTGGAACTGTTTTCTTTATCAGAATCAGAGCATGATCCGGCAAGCCCGATGATAAGGATAAATATAATAATTCCAGTTAAACAACCGCAGCCTTTCTTTTTGGGCGATTTATATTTTGATCCAGAAGAATTACCAGAGGAAACATTCCCGGATCCGCCGTTAGAGCTAAAAAGATTCAAACGGTTTGAAATTTCACCGGAATATGTTTTGTATGTTCTGGTAGAAAAGAGACCAACTAATAAAAGGAAAAATCCAAATAAATAGCTACTATTAAAGAAACACATTACAGTAAGAAGATAAGCAATAATAGAAAGAACTAAAAATATTGTCTTATAGTGCTGTAATGAATCTGTTGAAAACTTCTCTAATGAAGTGTTTGGCGCAGAAGCTTGCTGCGGAATATTTTCACCGATATTATTATTGGATTCATGCAGTTGCTTTGCACTGGAATGTTTATTAGATCTGCCACCAGACGAAGATGTGTAATACATTCCAGTTCCCGGAATTCCAACGGAAGAGGTCTTCTTACCGGTTGAACTTATTGTTTTGTGAACTCCTTTGCCACCGAAAGTAACGCTGGTACTCTTTTTGTTGAGGTTGACTTTTACTCCGGGAGCTACTTTAATACTCTTTCTAAATCTTAATCCCATAAGCCGCGCCTCCTTAGTACTTTACTTTCTTTTCTCATAAAAATTACCCCCTTGTAAAGTATTTTATATAATCGCATATGCGGTTATATTCATCGTACATAGTTTTTTAAAATTCAGCAGATAATAACTGCATGGAAATCCTATTATCTAAAATCATGCACAAAAGAAATCTAACGGTACGTCAAGTAGAACAGATGACCAAAGTCCCAAAATCCACCATAAATGATATTATGAATGGAAAATCACCACGGCTGGACACATTGGAACAGCTGGCAGCAGGGCTGAAAGTCAGAATATCTGATCTGTATGATTCCCCGTACAAATAAGTGTCCGAGTTCTCGGACAAATTTAAAAATCGCATTACTTCTCCAGTTTTGGATTGTTATTATAGTAGAAAGTATAATAAACAGAACAAATGTTTGTGAAACTCTTGAAAATATTTGTTTCAAGATGTAATATAAAAACAAACATACGTTCGGAAACGCCGAGACTGGAGGGGTTACATATGAGTCAAGATGAACATAACAAGCAAAAAGACATAACGTTTATTAATGAATTACTTAATAAAGAATCTCCGGAAAAAGTACGAGATATCCTGGTGTTTATCCGGAGCTATCTCGGAAAGTAAGTTCTAAAGAGTCAGGCTACTGGCTCTTTTTTAAGTTGTCTATAAATTGCTGTGCAATCTTTTCTAATGTTGCTTTGCTTGTATCGTCCAGCTGCTCGTATGTAACGATAAAAGATTGGATGGCATTAACTACCGCAGAGTCTTTATCTTTTAACAGCATACCAGTATATTTCAGTAGTTTCTGCTGTTCGGTCATTTGCTCAAACATTTCACCTTCTCCGGTTCGGAGCCATTCTTCATTTACATCAAATTCCCTGCAAATAGAAGAAACAACAGCATCGAGAGGTGTTCTTGCACCAGATTCGTAACCGGCAACAGTACCTTGTTTTACACCTATCTTATTTCCAAAATCAGATTGATTAAGTCCTAACTCCTTCCGGAGTAAACGAATTCTTTCGTTCATTTATTGCTCACCTTCTTTCTAAAAACGATTATAGCACACAAAATATTGCAATGCAATAAAAAAGGCGAAAAACTATTGACAAAATAATAGCGTTGATATAATATGATATTGCAAAGATATGAAAGCGTGGTGATGAAAAATATGATGGATTTAGAAACGAAGAAAGAGCAGGAGATTAAAAACATGGTAACAATTCTGGAGCAGATTGATCTGCCTGATATCATTCTGCTTACGCGAGATGCAAATACACTTCTGATGCGGCAGAAAGAAGCAGAAGCACAGGAACAGAGAGTGAGGTGAGGAAATGAAGAAAAGAATTTTAGAAATCATGACAGTAACGGTTTTGACTATGTCGGTTTTAAGTGGATGCAAAGGATTCGCTACGACAGAGACGGAGTATGATACAGAATCGAAAAGAGATTTGTATGATCCAGCGATCACCGGAAGGCAAGCGGATCCGCCAGTACTTTATAGATCTGGAGAAAGCATGGAACACACCGGAACAGATATTTGCCAGGGCATTAAAGATGGCAGACAAGACTATCGAAGAACTGAAGCACAATAATGCAGCCCTTCTGGAAGATAATGTCCGGATGAAACCGAAAGAAGTATTTGCGGATGCGGTAGCAACAAGCCAGAGCACAATCCTGATTGCGGATCTCGCAAAGCTCCTGAAGCAGAATGGCGTGGATACCGGTCCGAAGAGACTCTTTGAGTGGTTGCGTGCGAATGGTTATCTGATCCGGAGGAAAGGAACAGACTACAATATGCCAACGCAGAAGTCAATGGAGCTGCAGCTGTTCCAGGTAAAAGAGTCTACGGTAAATAATCCGAATGGATCCGTGAGAATCAATAAAACTACAAAGGTTACAGGCAAAGGTCAGCAATATTTTATCAATAAGTTTTTAAAAGAGTAGGCGAGGACAAAGTAAGAGGGACAATCTGGACAGCATAGCATAAAAAGAGGTGATGATAGATGATTGTTGAAACCATGCAGATCGGAAACGCAACCATACGGGTGCATGATGATTGTTTTAAAAAGACGAAAGAGGAAATGCAGCAATGTGCAGATGGATTTTTCAGAGTTCTGATCGAAGCTGCAGAGAGAAAAAAGGAGAAAACCGCGTAAGCGGTACCGGTTGGACAAGCAAAGGAGGGATAAGAGATGTTTTACAAGATCGCAAAGACACTCAGCGTAACGGCAAGTATTATCGGAATCTTGATGATGGCTGGTGCGTGCTCAGTGAAAAGTCAGGAGCTGTTTTACTTATATGCAGCACTTGGAATCACAACACTTACTACCGGAGCATTTGCACTGGAATATTTCCGGATACGGGAATGGCAGTATAGGAAAAGGAAAATAAGGGAGGCGAAGGAACATGCCGGAAGAGAAGCAGCGTAAGAAGCGGATTCGGGTGGAGAAGCTGGATGAGTGGATTGAGACTTTGAAATCAATAGAAAGAGTCAACCGTGATTCCGAGTATTTCAAACAAAATGCAATCCCATATTTGGAACAATATGTAGACAGCCTGAAAGAAGCTGGCAGAAAAACAGTAGTATTGGAGGACAAGCAGTGAAAACAGTAAAAGTAACACCGGATAACATTATTTCGATAATAAATGTAGATTTTGATGATTTCCGTGATCTGCAGAAAGCAGTAGGCGGGCATTTTGAAACTGTAAGCACAAAAACCTTGTATGAGACGTTTAAAATGCCAATGATCATGCTGGTGGATGAGGACGGAATAATGAAGCAGAAAGAAGTCAACCGCCTTGGAAGCTATTTTTATGATGCAGACAGGCACGGATGGCCAATCTTAGGAGATATTGTATTTGCAATTGCAGCCGGAGAAGATATTGAAGCACCGGATGATGCGGAAGCTCTGATGGTATTCCTGAAAATGAATTTTTCGTACTTAAAAGAAGAATAAAAAACGCTTGCGAAAAGAAATATCGCAAGCGCCGCAACCATAAAGGTACACGAATAATCTAAGCACCTATAGTGTACCTTTTAGCGGCTGGAAAGTCAAGTATTTACAGGGCAACCGCCCTTTTAATAACTTGATAAGACTATTAAAGTTATGAGGACACGCTATGAGAATCAGACGAGTGACATACGATTTGGGAAACGTAATAGAGAGACAGGAATATTTGGACGGAAGGTATGGAGCGCCGGGAGAAAAGAGAGCCAGGAAGAAGAAAGCCACACCGGAGGAAGTGGAGCAGGTCAACCAATGGACCAGGGAGAGGAAGGCACGTCACAGACTCCGGATGTATTTTAAGGTCAATGACTACTTTTTCACCTTGACATATCCGAAAGAAGAACGTCCGCCGGACATGAAGCAGGCAAAGCAGGATTTTAAAGAGTTTTACCTGTTCTGTAAGAAGGAATACAAGAAAAGGGGACAGGAGCTCCGCTGGATCCGCAATATTGAATGTACCCCGTCCGGTAACTGGCACATCCATGTGGTTCTGAATCGAATCCCAGATACCGATCTGATCATAGCAGCGGCATGGAAACATGGAAAAGTCCGGAATAAGCAGCTACTCTACGAAAAAGGCGAGTTCCGGAAGCTGGCGCAATATGTTACCAAAAACGAGAAAACCCAGAAAAAATACGTGGATGAGGGCGTGCTGGATCATGAGATTGCAGAAGCCAATTTTTCTACGTCTCGAAACATGCCGCTTCCAGAACCCAAAACAAAGATTTTATACCGGTGGCCGAAAGAACCGAAACCACCAAAGGGATATTACATAGTCAAGGATTCTTTTTACGAAGGGATCAACAAAGCAACCGGATTCCCGTACAGACACTACGAAATGATCCGGATAAGGAGAGAAGATGAAGATAGAACTATACACAGAGGTAAACTTCCGGGGACCAACAGCAAAAAACGGAAAGTGTATCGCTCTGGTGGAGTGCGAGACTAAGAAAGGACCGGCAGTGAAAGCACAGATCGAAACGGAACAGAACACGACCTACCACAGAATGAGCATGATCGCTATCCTTGTCGGTCTGAGAATGCTCCGGTCGTGTGAAGTGACTGTCTACACGCCGGATCAGTTCCTGGTCACAACCATAAACGAAGGAAATATGGACAAATGGAAACGGGAAGAGTGGCGCAGACCACATGGAAAAGAGATCAAGAACAAAGAGCTCTGGCAGGAGCTGTCGGAGCAGATGGAAAAACACCGTGTAACCCTTGAATTTTCCGAGTCTACACGGTATTCCGATAGACTACAGTCCAAAATGAGATAAAAACAGGAGAAAACCTTGAAAACACCGAGAAAGAGAGGAATTTGAAATGACAACCAGTGGAATCACGAATATCAATGCGAAATTGATCCATCAGCATCCGGATAACCCACGAAAAGACCTGGGCGGTTTATCAGAGCTGAGTGAGTCGATCAAGAAGAAAGGAATTATGCAGAATCTTACGGTAATTCCGGGATACTGGGATGAAAACCGGGTGCACCACGATGAAGGATACACGCTGATCATCGGGCACCGCCGGTTCGCTGCCGGAAAAATGGCAGGCGTAACTATGTATCCATGCCGGATCGTAGAGGACATGAGCTATAAAGATCAGGTCGGAACCATGCTGGAAGAGAATATGCAGCGTATTGACCTGACAGTCCTGGAGCAGGCAGAGGGCTTCCAGATGATGTTAGATCTTGGAGATACGGAAGAACAGATTGCGGAAAAGACCGGATTCTCCAGAACAACCGTGCGCCGGAGGCTGGAGATTGCGAAGCTTGACCGGGATCTGGTGAAGGAAAAGACGGATGAAGATGGGGTATATCAGCTGAATCTAAAAGATCTTGCTGAACTGTCGAGAATCGAAGATGTTGAAACAAGGAACAGAATATTGAAAGATGCTGCAGACTCAAGACAGATTAAGTGGAAAGTAGAAGCGGAGATTAAAAACAAAGAGAGGGAGAAGAACAAAAAGATTATTGTTGAGCTTCTGGAGGAAGCAGGAATCAAGAAAGCCACAAAGGAGATTGAAAAAAAGAAGTATACGGCAGAACTAAAAGAGGTAAAAACGTTCAATCTGGAGAAAGAACCACCAAAGAGAATCAATATCCGCGGAAAAGAACTGTATTATCTGGATGGTTGGAATGGGATTGATGTAGTGAAAAAACTCCCGAAATCAGAAAAGGTTGAAACAGAATGGGACAGGCAGAGAAAAAAGATAAAGCAGTTGAAAGCTTTACAGAAAAAAATGAATGAAAGAAAAAAAGAATTCATCCGGACAATAGCGGACGGAAAAATCGAACTGCTAAAAGACGAGGAACGCCAGAAAATCATTGAAAAGATGATTCGGAACATGATGGAGAAGTCCTGTTGGTTAGGAAATGGAATGGTTCTAAAATTTTTTACCGGGAAAAGCCTGTATGATGCGGATGAGAAAGAAAAGGAAGAAGCAGAAGAAAAAATACAAACACTGGATACGCAGGTGTTGCTCCTGATTGCAATGAACAACATGATGGATGATTATACCGGGGATTTAGTAGAGTATTCCGGAGAATACAAAGAGGATGCCGGAAAGAGATACCAGGAATGCTTCAAAATCTTAATGCGCTACGGATGGAGTTACGAAAGAGAAGAGGCGGATTTGGTTTACGGAAACCATGAGCTATACAAAAAGGAGTCCTAAGATGGAGCAGTTAAGTGTAGAAGACTGGAAACCGGATGCCTGCCCGAAAAATATAACCGTAGAAGAATATCTGGCCACATTTCCCAAAATCAAATTAACCCGCCGGGAATATCTCCAGACACTTCACTTGTATCATGCGGCTCTGTACCTTGCAGAGACAACCCCAAAAGTACACACTTCACAGGAGTGGTATTTATACCTGAATGAAAAAGTAGACCAAAGTGAGGAGGTGTTGATCAGTGAATATGATGTTTCCGAAGCCGACCAAACAGAAGAAACGTAAGAAGCACAAAAAAAAGCATCATGCAGCCAAAAGGCGACCGCCGGTGCTACCTGTGCATGTTACTGGATGGAGATTTTACATACAAGCCATATCTGGAAGAGCATCATGTTTTGTTTGGCAATACCCATGCATTTGCAGAGGTGGAAGGGTTAAAAGTAAATCTCTGTCTGGAACATCACCGAAACGGACCGGCAGCAGTCCATAACAATGCCAAGAACGCACGGATCCTGATGGCGAAAGCCCAGGAGGTTTACGAAAGAACCCATACAAGGGAAGAATGGATGAAAAACGCCGGAAAGAATTATTTATAGGCACCACAGGAAGTTAATATATCACAATTTCGCAGAGTGCATGGCTGCCCGGTGCGGCAGCCAGAAAGGAGCGACATGAAGAAAGAGCTGTTTGAGCTTAAAAGAAACATGAGGATAGAATTATGCAACATCACTAAGATAACAGGATATATCGTAGATAATGACCGGAACTGCAGGTTGGAATTTGTCAAAAACTTTTTAAACCTCGAAGAGACGGAAACATTCAAATACTTGGATATCTTCAAAAAAGTTTTATCTGGAAAGCCTGGAAGAAATATGTTTCAGCTTGATTTTGAGGGAAAAACAAGAAAGCAGCATCTGGCCACGATTGTAAAAACAGGATTAGAAGACAACGATGTACGCCAGATCTTCCTGGAAGAGATTGCAGAGTCTATTGACATATCGAATAAAGGGTATTCCCTGATTCTAATTGCCAGTGGAATCTACGACATTCCGGGAATTGCCACGGACGGAGCGGATCTGGATGAAAGTGAAGAGGTTTATGAGTACATGATCGGATGTATCTGCCCGGTAAGTTTATCGGCAGCAGGATTATCTTATAAACCAGAACTGGCAGATATTCAGGAACGTACAAGAGACTGGGTAGTAAGTATGCCGACACAAGGATTTTTATATCCGGCATTTACAGACCGCCACGGAGATCCGGAGCATATCTGGTACTACAGCAAAGTTCCGGATAAACCGGACGCAGGCCTGATCACGCAGACACTCCGATGCGGGATGCCATCCACACCAAAAGAGCAAAAAGAAGCTTTTAGGGAAGGGTTAAATGCAGCAGACGGAAAAGTAAGCCTGGAACAGGCGAAAGATATTTATCATTACCTTGGAAGAATCCGTGAAATAAAAGCAGAATCCAACAACCGGATATTAAAAGGCGCGGAGCTGGAAAATGTATTAAAAAGCATCGGGATAGATCCGGAACTGGCAGCAGAAAAAACAAAAGACTGTGACGCGGCTGAAATCGATGCGGACAACACAGTAAGCACGAAGACATTTGAGATTGGTCTTCCGGATGCACATGTAACAGTAAGCGCAGACAGAACGGACCTTGTTACCTTAGAAGCGATTAACGGAGAAAGGTACATTATGGTAAAAGCGGACGGAGATATAAATGCAAACGGAATCATTTTAGAGAATCGGGAGGAAAAGAAAGATGAAGAGGAAGACGACTAAACACGGCAATATGCGGGCGTTCATATACCCGGTAAGCAAGAAAATGCGCAAGGTAAGACAGAAAGGAACAAAAAAATGAAAGTTGGAGACAAAGTACAGTTAAGGCGCAGGATCTCCCAGAAGGGAGGAAAGACCAGACTTGCCACGGAAAAGGTCACGATCCTTGGAATCTATCCGCATCATATACAGGTCAGAAACCAGAAAGGGATTGTGAGGAGCTATATAAACTGGGAGTGGCAGCAGTTGACCAGTAAAGAAGGAATGGAAGGCGTGGAATCATGGCGCAGGAAGGGGTAGCGATGGAAAGATTAACAGAATGGATCGGAGAAGGAGAAGACCGACACGCTATACCAAGAATGGATTTGAGGAAAAACGGACATCAGAAGTGCTGCAATAAGTTGGCAGAGTATGAGGATCTGGAAGAGGCTGGAATCATTCAAAAATGGATTCCGGTGAAATGGCATGTAATATTGGATACCGAACGGGAAGAGGAAGGAATTCCGGAAGACATAGTCTATTATCTGGACTGTCCAATGCCGGAAGATGGAGAAGAAATCATAGTAACAGACGGAAAAAGAGTATGGACCGATGAAAACTGCATTGACATTGTAGGGCATTATTTGGAGAGCGGAAACGATTGGAAAGACAAGAAAGCATGGATGCCATTTCCGAAGCCATACAAGAAAGGCGGTAGTAATGACTGAAAAAGAAGTATGCTTGATGTGCGAAAACTACTCTGAAGACACAAAGTGTGATCAACAAGATAGTTGTAAACTCATGGCAGTATTAAAAGAAAACCGGAAATTAAAGAAAAAAGTAAGCCAGTTGAAACGCCAATTGGATGAATCGGAGCTGAAAAGATCATACATGGTAAATCCAAGTGCAATTGGATACCGTAATGATATGGGGTGGTAAAGGATATGGAAAACAGAGAATTAAAAGAATATCTTGCAGAATTTGCCGATAATGCACCGATGAGCATTATAATAGCAAACCCGAAAAAAAGAAAAGTATACATTCCTGAAGAGTGTTTTATGATTAAAGACGAGAATATCGGGAAACCGGTGCTCTGCATCCAGATTGCAGAAGAAAGAGATATGGACGAAGAAGAACGGAAAGCAGCTGAAGAGGATGAGAAAGGAGAGTAAATGGGGCGAAGTATTTATTTTACGGATCAGGAGATTGAAAAGCTGATTGATTATACAACTAATTCGGTTGAAGTGTTGGGGGAAGCAGAATGCACACATGAGCAGACTGACGAGGATATGGAAAATGGTCTGGGATCAGCAATAAGAAAATTGTATAAAGGCAGAAACGGCGAAAGACCGGAAAAGCTGTCTTTTCTGACGGAACTTACCTCGAATACGTCAATGGATTTTTGGTTGGTGGAAATACGAAAGAAGGTGGCTTTTAATGGCTTGGGCCATCGGAAATTACGCTCTATCACAAGAGCAGATGAATGCAAATGCGTTGGAAGTATATAAATATCTCTCAGCAAGAGGATGGTCGCTAAATGCAATTGCTGGATTGCTTGGCAATATGCAGAGCGAGTCCTATGTTAATCCTGGAGTGTGGCAGAGTTTACAAGCGAACAACTATTCGGGTGGGTTTGGTCTTGTGCAGTGGACTCCCGCCACGAATTATACGGACTGGGCGCGCCAGAACGGATATGATATTGCAGATCCGAACGGTCAGCTGTATTGGATTGACGCCTTGTCGGAGTCGACAGGACAGTGGATTCCAACAAGCGCTTACAATATGTCGTGGAGCGCATTTAAAAAGTCAGGATCCTCGCCGGAAGACCTCGCCAGTGCATTCCTCAAAAATTTTGAACGCGCCGGAGTAGAGGTTGAGTCCAACAGACGGTCACAGGCTCGGAGTTATTTTAATTTACTCGGTCAGTACGGTAAAAATGCCAAAGCTGTAGAGTCTGCAGTTCAATGGGCGATTGGAATTGCAAATGATAATAGTCACGGATACGATCAAGGGAGTCGCTGGGGTCCAGACTATGACTGCTCCTCATTACTGATCACTGCCTATCAGCAAGCCGGAATCAAGGTTAAGGATGCCGGTGCGACATATACCGGAAATATGTACTCTGCATTTTTAGCGTGTGGATTTGAGGATGTGACAGGATTTGTCAATCTGCCAAATGGTAGCGGAATAAAGCGAGGAGATATCTTACTAAACACAGCAAGCCACACTGCTATGTCGATCGGCAATGGTCAAGTAGTACAGGCGAGCCAGAATGAGCTTGGCGGTGCTACGGGAGGTCAGAGTGGTGACCAAACAGGACGAGAAATATGGTGCACGAATTATTATAATTTCCCGTGGAATTATGTCCTGAGATTGTCGCACAGTGAATCAGGCGGATCGTCAGGCGGAACATCAGCGTATATCGTCAAATGGATTCCAGGATAGAAAGGATAAAGTATGAATACGATTAAAAGAGATGTGTATGTGTTAAAAAATACTATCAAAATTCCGATTGAAATCACGGAAGGCACTGATATGATCGGAATCGAATTTACGGTCAGGGATTTTACGATTCCGGCAACGGCAGCAGTTGTGGCTTATGCGAATCACAAAAGCATGAGTAGACCTAATTCCGCTTTGTGCGAATTGGCTGATAATGTGATTGCGTTTTCTCCGAGATCAGGTTTTTTTGCTGTCGGAATGAATGAGTTGCAGATCAGGATCATAAACGAAGACAAGACGCTAGTATCTTTTGCTGAAAAAGTAAAATGCTCTGGATCCGCCGGATTTCCAGATGACGAGGAAGAAGATAAACAGACTCTTGTTGAGCAGGCAGTCACGGCGGTAAGCAAAGAATCTGGCGAAAGAAAAACCGCTGATGAGAATGAAAAAGCACAGCGTATTGCAGGCGATCAAGAAGAAAGAGATGCAAGGATTGAAGCAATCAATCTCGAAAAGAGTGAAAGAGATGCAAGGATTGAAGCAGAGAAAAACGCAAGGATCAAGGCAGATGATGAAATCAAAGCGAATCGCGCAAAAACTCTCGATGCGGTAAAAACCACTACAAAAGAGGGTATATTTGTCGATGCCTTGGCGGTTAAAGAACTGAGCGAAAAGATGGACGATATAGACGTAAAGACGGAGAATCTTGGAAAGAAGATTGCTATATTTGTAGACTCAGTTGTAAAAGGTTCAGTTAGCTTTAACACATCGGACTACTTAAAAGATGGAGTCAAATACGCTTTTACCGTAACCGTGTCCTCGGCTGTTAACGATACATCTTGTGCGCAGGAAATAAGCTGCAAGCTTAATAATACGCTGATTGGCCAGAATGGTAATTACTGTAAATTATCATCTACATTTTGCGGACGATGCTCAAAAGGAGACACAATCCTTGTTACGTCATACAAAAATGGCGGAGAGTGGAGCATGTTTAACACGAGACTGATTTTTGTTCCGGTAGATTAGGAGGTGATGGAAAATGGCGGAAATCAATTATATCGAAATTAATGCGGAAAATCGCAGTATTACGATTCCGCAAAGCGAAAAACTACTTGGAGTCGAAAATGACAGCAAGGCAATCCGAAAGTACTTTCGATGTCCGAAAATTGTCGGAGATGGAATTGACCTCACAAAATCCGATGTGCATATCAACATCCAGAATGCATCAAATAAGGTATCCGGAAAAGACAGATACAATGCCGAGAATTTAAAGGTGTCTGGCGAAAATGTAACTTTTGAGTGGAGTCCTCTGCGAAAAGCTACATCACACAAAGGCACTGTCAGATTTAGCGTGTGCGTGACTGAAGAAGGTACAGACAGAGAATGGAATACCACGATCGCGACCTTGAACGTGTTAGAAGGCGAAGAGTTTTTTACAGAAAAAGAGCGTGAAGAAAGAGGCTCTGACTTTGCCGGAATCCTTACTGCGGACGCAACCGCGGATGCAGACAGCATTGAACTCGGAAAGAGCGCCTATGTGAATGGAAAGAAAATTGAAGGGGCACTGACAAGTAAAAACGAACTGTCTGTGAACGTCACAAAGACGGAGCTTGCATTTAAACAGTCACTTGTTCCTGGAACCGGAGCCGTCTACACTCCGGTAGTTAAACACACCGGCACGATCAAGTTGACCAACCAGAATAATCCAGTACTACTCAAAGGCAATGTCGAAAAGACTTTCAGTTGCGCCGAGGATATCTCTAATTACGGAAATGCCGGAAGTGGTGATGTGAGAGTTGGCAAGACGTTCACTTCTGAAGCTGGTGTAAAAGAGACCGGAACACTGGTAGTCAGTGAGGTCAAGTACGGAACAATAACCGGAAAAGGAATGAATAGCCAAGCGATTGAAACTGGACTTAGCAATGTGTCGAGATTCATAATGGCGAGAAAATTTCCGAGCAGTAATGCTAAACACGGAATCTTATCGTTGGTGTATAAGGACGGAAAATTAAGCGGAATAGCTGGATTTATCGGAGTTGGCTACAACTCGGTGGATAACCACAGTATCGGTACAGTTGCAATAAATAAAGGAACCATAACTTACACGCCAAAAGCTGATGAAGATATGTCCGCGCTCACAGAGGGCGATACCTACGACTGGATTGCGATTGGAGAATAAAAGAATAGGAGAATCAACATGAAAAGAAAAAGAAGAAAATTAGCAGCTATCATCTGCGCACTCACACTGGCTCTTTCCAGTGCCGTACCGGTGTCGGCTTGTACGCCACCACTTAAACCACTGTCTGTCGAAATCCCAGATATTACTTTTCAGCCAGATGATGCTCTGAAAGAAGCTATCAGCAATGCTGCGAAAAACTGGATTGAGAAATGCATCCTCGGTACTCCGACAGTGGAATATGCATCGTACTATAGAAGCCAGTCAAGGTATTTTAGTTATACTTATGCAGCAGTCAAATGGTCAGAAGTTGAAAATGCAACGTATTACAAAGTGCGTATCACAAAAGCTGACGGAACGTGGAAAGAATACGATACGACCTATACAGCATTTTACAGCACCAATTACACGGATGATTTTATGGACGGAATGGACGGAGCTACGGTGAAAGTCAAAGCTTACGGCGATAATGATACATTCGGCTGTTGGTCAGATGGTACTAATATTGCGAAATTTGGATATTAGGAGGGGATAGCATGATTAAAGTACTAGACGTAGAAAGACGACTACCAGACGGATCTATAAGAGTCCACTTGATTGCAGATTCAACTTCGGACACGCTCCCAACAAATTGCAAACAGGTAACTGGGCTTGACGTAGATTATCCGATTGGCATCGGATCAAGCTGCATTACGGCGAGCTTGGATATAGCGCTTGTTGGAGCAAATGGGAAATGGGGTGAATGGCAGTAATGAACGACTTTTTAACACAGGCGATTGCGATGAAAGCGCTTAAGAACGGTGGATCCGGCGGAGCGGCAGGAGGAAATGCCGAGCAGATTGCGAAGAATAAAGCCGACATTATTTTGCTAAAGGAAGGTATCACTGATTTGAAGAGTGTAATGAAAGACATTCACAACAACACTCCACACGCATCATCCATTAAAGACTTTTATAATATCCGCAGAACTGGAAAGGTGTATCAGACAAAAATTTGGAAATTCGCAACCAATCCAACATCTATCGGAGAGAAACTGCTAGATAATGCTGGATTGGAATTTGTTCCGTCCACTGATACAACCGAGGGAAAAGACGATTATCTGAATGGCAGCCACCATCTTTTTGACTGGGTGCATTGTAATTACAAGCGTTATGATGATGGTACGGCGTATCCGATTGCTACAGAATATGATGATACTTATCAAGAAACAGGTAGCGTTGATGTTGGTGCTATGCAGATGAGTTTTTGGTGGAATTGGGACGCATCAAATCCAGAGTACGATTTGGTAACGATCTCTGACACACCAAACGAAAAGTATAAATTAAAACCGTGGACAGAATGTAAGCGTGCAGACAGAACAATTACTCCGTGGTGTATTGGTTCTGCTTATGCTTCTGGTATTGCTTCTGATGGAATGCTTAGAAGTCAGCCTGGATTAAAACCTGAAAGAAATCAGAGTCATAACAATATGATTACGAATTATCAGAAAAAGGGTAAAGGTCATTTAGGTGCTGGTTCAGAAAGAAATACATTTCAGATTCTTTTCAACATTATCAAGGGTGCTACAAAGAATAGCCAGAGTTTATTCCAAGGATGTACGGGATACAGTTTCCAATACTCTGCTTCCGTCGAATCTGCTGATACACATACGTATTTCCCGGTTACAAACGCACAGGCGCAGAACATTCTTGTTGGCTCTTATGTATCGGTTGGATATGGAGAATTAAAAACTGATACAAATACAGTAAATAATGACCGTGGAGTAGCGAATATTCATAAATATGCAGATGATGTAAAAGTACTTAAAATTGAAACCCTTGACGCAAATAATAAAGCGGTCTATTTGGATATTGAAACAGGATTTAACACCATGCCGATTAAATTATCCGATACAGTAAATGCTCCTATCACGATTACGTCAATGCATTGGTGGTCTGGAAGCACGGATGCAGTTATTGGCAGACATGATGGTTCTTTCGGCTCTAATACAGATGGCAAGCATCCGTACAGAGTTCAAGGCCGTGAATACGCTGTCGGTGGATACATGGTTGCATCTGATACAGTAATGGACTTCCAAAGCGATTACAGCAAAAAAGTGTATGTTGTACCAAAGGGTGTAGCACACAGTTCTTCTGATGCAACGATTAGAAACACATATACGTGTGTTGGTACAATCCCAGCAAATCCCGACGGAAACGGTTCGGATTTTTGGGTTGGCGATATTGCTGTAGATGTTGATACTGGCGCATGGTTTCCATCTGCAAAAGGTTCGTCAAATTCACAAGGCTTCGCAGATATGTTATACGCTGGTGGTAAAACTACATCTGGAATGCGAGAATATTTACAAGGCGGTGATCTCTGGGCTGGGTCGCTTGCTGGCTCTGCGTGCGTGCGTTGCGGGTCCTGGCTTGGCGGGGCGGCTTGGTATTGCCTCGGCTGCGATTAAGAAGAGGTCGTTGGGGGTGAATTTCCTTTAGGAAAGAGGGGATCGCCCCTAATACGACCGACAAAAATAAAAGGACTTACGGCGCACGCGGTAATCTCAGGAATGGGTCGAATGCTGGCTCAGCGTACGTGAATTGCAGGAACAGGCTTGACAGGACGAATTGGAATTACCTCGGCTGAAATTGTTAATTTCTAATATATATAAAAATCCTTGCGTCGTATTTCGCGCTCGTAAAGAGTGTAGCCCGTAAAGGCTCTTGGGCAGATGCCCGAAATACTTTTTATAGACCTACTGAAACTTTTAAAGAAAGGAGTAAGGACGGATAGGGTTCGCCTATCTGCCGGGGTTAGTAGTGCAAACCGAAAGCCCTTAAAAAGACAATCGATGAAGATGTATTGCAAAACGGTCGATATAACAGACAGAAAACTGATTCAAAAGGCAGTATACAAATGCCTTAAAAAGAAATACAAAAGAAGAGATTCATTGACAATGTTTTCTGAATACACTGGACTTCCGACAGACACTATTAAAGGAATGTTCAATGAGTTCGGATTAAACGGAATGAAACCGATGGTTGAAACAGTGGTTGACGGAGTACGTGAAGAAATCATTCAAGGCAATATTCACTTTCAACCAATATGGTACAAAGAAAAGATTGATGCTTCCAGTCAGAAAGTGCGAAGAATCGGAATTCAGAACATTAAACAGCAAATCTACGATTATATCGCAGTAGAAGCTATGAAAGACTTCTTAAAGCGAATTGGAGAATACCAATGTGCAGCACTGAAAGGCAGAGGTCAATCCTACGGTATCAAAGCAATAAAACGATGGATGAGAAATAAAAATATCAGATACGCTGGTCAATGCGATATCAGCAAATGTTATCCATCAATAGACAGAAACAAATTAATGGAATTTCTTCGGAAATACATTAAGAATGAACCGCTACTCGAATTGATAGAGATGCTAATCATGACATTTGACACTGGATTGAGTATTGGTTCGTATTTAAGCCAGTATCTTTGTAACTTATTCTTGTCTCAAATCTACCATGAAATAGCGGAGAATATGTATCGTATCAGAAAGAAGAGAAACGGAACAATAGAAAGAGTAAATCTTGTCAAGCATCAACTTTTCTTCATGGACGATATCCTTATTCTTGGAACGAACGCAAAAGACATTCACAAAGCTATGAAGCTGATTATTCAGAAAGCAGATGAGATGGGATTGAAAATCAAAGACAGTTGGACGGTATACACAACGGTCACAAAACGCAAAGATGACGGTCATTTCATTGATATTATGGGTGTCCGCATATATAGACAGCATATCACAATTAGAAGAAGAGTTTTCTTAAGAGTGAGGCGGTCGTACAAGAAAGCACAATCCCTTGTAAAGCAGAGGAAGAAGATTCCAATATGGCTTGCAAGGAAGTGTATGTCATACAAAGGCATCTTAGATCACACGAACAGCTACAATATAAAAAGAAGATACAACGCGAACAAAACGATTCAAATTTGTAAAGGAGTGATATCTTATGAAAGCAAGATTCGACACTACACAAGAGAGTGTTACTGTTAGGCAGATTGATGGAATGGATTATGTCTATATCTGTCTGAATGAGAACATCGTAAAGGAGATTCCCGATGGACAAGAAGAGGAACAGACCTATCATGAATATGATTACAAAGAAATCTCCGAACCTACTGGAACGCTAGACTTAGCCGATGTAAAAGCGAACCCAGAAAAATATCTCAATTATGGGAATGAACCTAAAAGAACTGATGCGGAGCGTATCGACGTACTAGAAGCAACTACAGACGATATCATTTTAATGATGGCTGATTTGATTGGAGGAGAAGCATAATGAAAACATTGAACACACTTAAATTGAAAATCATGGTAAGAGCATTTAAAATCCGTCTTAAAAACGGAGAGTCTTTTGAGGATATTGCGGCAGATTATCCAGCACTTACAGTAGATGATCTTGAAGCAATTCGTGAGGTGCTGGAAAAGTAATGAAATTAGGAAAAATGACACTCTCCGAATTGATTGAATTATTGCACGAAATCACTAACGAAATCGAGTCCAGAGCAATGGAACTAATTAACTAAACTTAGAAAATAGTCATAGAAAATGTATTGTGTAAGAGCGGGATGACCGCTCTTATTTTATATTCCCGTCCGGTTTGTCTGGGGAATGGAGTGGTAATAATGAGAGAGATTAGAGCAAGACCTTAATGGGTCTTATTTTATTACATAGAATAAGAAAGAGAGACAGATGCGGTGAAAGAATTTTTGATGCAGACATATACGCTGATTCTTCCTATTGTGCTAGGTTATATCATCTGGCTGTTGAAGAACCAGAAGCATTACAGAGATGCAAACAGCAAGGGAACGATGATTCTCTTAAAAGTAAAACTGTTTGAGTACCATGATAAATATATGGAACTTGGTTCTATCCCACCTTACGCATTTGAAAATTTTTGTGATATGTACGAATCGTATCACGAATTAGGCGGGAACGGAACTGGAACAAAGATGTATGAAGAGATTAAAGACCTTCATCTAAACAAGAAAAAAGGAGATTGATATTATGGAACAGATTATGAATTATGTAAAACCAGAGCTTGTTGTCGTGGCAGTTGTCCTGTATTTTATCGGAATCGGACTAAAAAAATCTGAAACCGTAGCAGATAAATACATTCCGGCAATCCTTGGAGTTGTTGGAGTTGTGGTTTGCGGAATCTATGTTGTTGCAACTTGCGACCTTAAAGGTACACAAAATATCGCAATGGCAATTTTCACAGCAATTGTTCAGGGCATTCTGGTTGCGGGACTTAGTAATTATGTAAACCAGGTGTTTAAACAGTTAAATAAAGCTGAGTAGACAGCACAAAGATGGAAAGGAGAGATACTTATGGCACATTTATTTATTATCGCTGGTCATGGCGCCGGTGATTGCGGAGCAGTAGGATATGGATATACGGAGGCAGAGCGTGTACGTGCGCTCGCTTCCAGATTATCAGCATTAGGCGGTGGAAATGTCACGGTTGCAGATATGAACCGGAACTGGTACGCAGACAATGGAATCATGAGCCTTAATATTCCGAAAGATTGGCAGATTCTAGAATTACACATGGACAGCAATGTTCCGTCTGTAAAAGGCGGTCATGTAATTATTGAGGAGGGTTATAGTCCAGACAAATACGACACGGCACTGGCTAACTTTATCAGTTCATTCTTTCCAGGACGTGCCGAAAAAATCAAACCGAGAGATGACCTTGCAAATCCGTGGAGAGCAGCACAGAGGGGCTACAGCTACAGACTACTGGAAAATGGCTTCATTACTAATTCTGGCGATCTGAACAAATTCAACGGTCAGATGGATGATCTGGCAAGAGGTATCCTTAATGCATTCGGCATCGCTACGGCATCTCCGGCAAAAGAGGATTCTGACGGTAAGGTAACATCTGGAGGAACATCTCAGGACTCCGTACAGCATTACGGTAAGGTATCCTACCAGTCACATATCCGCGACATCGGATGGGCGTGCTGGCAGTCTGACGGTCGTATGTCTGGAACTACTGGACAGAACCGGAGAATCGAAGCGTTCCGACTTATTCCTGTCGGAGAAACAGACGTAGTAGTGCATATCAAGGATGTAGGCGATAAGGAATACAAGAATATCTCCAAAGGCAAAATCCTTGGCACCACAGGTCAGAACAAACGTATAGAAGCAATCAAGATTACCGGTAAGGATACGCCGTACATCTACAGAGTCCACCAGAAAAACATCGGATGGACAGATTGGACATTCAACGGAAACTGGGCGGGCACAAAAGGAAAGGGACTGCAAATTGAAGCGATCGAGATCATGGCTGCTAAATTCCTTGTCAATCCACACGTCCAGAATAAAGGATGGTTAGGAGAGAGAGCTTGCGAGAATATCATTGGCATCACGGGTCACAATCTCAGACTGGAAGCTTTTAAAATCAATCCGCTGAACATCGAAATCAAGGCAAAAGCGCATATTGAGGGTATCGGCTGGAAAGATTATGGCACAGTAAACAAAGATACTGTTATCGGCACAACAAACGAAAATAAACGTATAGAATGCTTATGTTTGAAGGGTGACTTTGAATATAGAGTACATATTCAAAACAGTGGCTGGACTGATTGGACAAAAGCTGATGGAGTAGCAACACTCGGAACTGTAGGACAGGCATTGCAGATTGAGGCGATTCAGTTTAAATAGTTTCGCAACATCTTATAGCATTTTCTGGTTAATTAAAACTAATCGTTAGTGACACATTAGCGACAAAAAGTGCCACAAATGGCGTAAATACGTTGTGCTCAATTATCATTCCTTTAAAATATCCTATTATAAATAAGGAAGAAAATACTTCCATCTTGTATGTGCAAACGAACTTGCCCACATGGAAATGATATGTGCCATTGTTTACCAGCTTACCAAGGATTTATCTCCGGAGGAAATTAAGGCTTCTGGTTTTGATAAATATTATGTGG